GAAGAACGTCTGAGCGTCTATCACCTGGTCGACACCGCGCATCAGTCGAACGGGTCTGTGTCGTACACGGTCGGGCCCGGCGGCGATTTCAATATCCCGCGCCCAATCAAGATCAACGCGGCCTATGCGCGGCTTCAGAGCAGTGGCGCAGGCAGCGCGGTCGACTACCGCATCAGCATGATTGCCGCGCGCGAGGACTATGCGCGCATCTCGCTCAAAACCCTCTCGTCGTTCCCGGAGTATGCGTTCTACGACTCCGATTTCCCGATGGGGAACCTGTTCCTGTATCCGGTCCCGAACAGCAGCTATGAGCTGCACATCGTGACGATGGACACGCTGCCGCAGTTCGCTATGGCTGGGTTGACGGTCAATCTGCCCGGCGCCTACATGGCGGCGATCCGCTACAGCCTCGCGTGCTATCTGGCTCCGTCGTATCAGTTGCCGATCAGCCCTGATCTGAAAGCGCTTGCGATGAATGCAAAGCGCGTGATCAAGCGCGCGAACAACCAGATTCCGCAGTTGACGATGCCGCGCGGGATTGGCAGCAAGTCGAAGTACAACATTTTCAGCGACACGGAATACTGATGCGCATCCCGCTCACGACAGGCGCGTATCAGACCCGCAGCGTCATCGCGGAAGCGCAGCGCAGCATGAACCTGTACGCCGAAGCGAACCCGCAGGATGCCCCGTGCCCGTTCACGTATTACCCGACGCCGGGCCTGACGCTCGTGTCGACGCCGCCGGTTCCGGGCGAAAGCCGAGGAATCTACACGGCGAGCAATGGCAATCGGTATGAGGTTGTGGCCGATGCAATCTACTCGGTCGCGGATGACGAGACTTACACGCAGCTCGGCTCTCTGTCGACGGATACCGGCCCGGTGTCGATGGTCGATAACGGTCTGGACATGTTCATCGTCGACGGCAGCGTGTCAGCGTTCACGGTCAACCTCACCACGAATGTTCTGTCTGCGGTGACCGATCCGTCCTTTCTCGGCGCCGACAAGGTCGATTTCGTCGATACGTTCTTCATCTTCAACCGGCCCGATACGCAGCAGTTTTACATCGGCCTGTCGAATAGCACCGGCTTCGATCCGCTCGATATCGCCTCCAAGTCGACGTACTCCGACAAACTGGTGACGCTCGCGGTCATGCACCGGGAAATCTGGCTGTTTGGCGCGCTGACAACCGAGGTCTGGTACAACACGGGCGCATCGGATTTCACGTTCGGCCGCATGCCGGGCGTCTTCATCGAGCATGGCTGTGCAGCAAAGCATTCGGTCGCGAAGATCGATCTTGCGCTGTTCTGGCTCGGGCGCGACCTTCAGGGGCAAGGCGTTGTATTCGCCGGCCGCAACTATCTGGCTGAGCGCATCTCGACGCACGCCATTGAGCAGGAAATCGCGACCTACGAGCGGATCGACGACGCGATCGGCTTCTCGTATCTGCAGAACGGCCATGCATTCTATTTCCTGACGTTCCCGACCGAGAACGTGACGTGGTGCTTCGACGTCGCTACGTCGCAATGGCATCAGCGCGGATATCTGGAGGCAGACGGATCGTTCAGCCGGCACCGCGCGAACTGCTATTCGTTCAATCAGGGCCGCTGCCTGGTCGGTGACTGGGAAACCGGGCAAGTCTATCAATTCGACCTGAACGCTTTCACCGATAACGGCGTGACGATCGAATACATCCGCGGCTTTCCGCACATTCTCGGCGCCGATGGCAACCGCGTGATGTTCCGCCAGTTCATCGCGGACATGGAAGTGGGCAACGGGCTGCCTGATGACTCGGCACAGCCTGAAATCCGGTTGCGCTGGAGCGATGACCGTGGCCGAAGCTGGGGCAACTGGATACAGGGTTCGCTTGGCAAGGTTGGCGAATACCTCACGTCAATCCAGTTCCAGCGGCTCGGCTACGCGCGCGATCGCGTGTTCGAGCTGTCGTGGTCCGCTCCGGTCAAGACCGCGCTGAATGGCGCATGGGTGGACGTTTCGCGGGCCCGCACATGAGCACGCCACCGGGCAACGCCTCGAACACGAACATCCCGAATCCGGGTGTGCCGTTTCTGGACGCATCGGGACGCATCAGTCAGGTGTGGTGGGCGTTCCTGCTTGCGATCTTCCAGCGCACGGGCGGCGGTGGCTCACCGACTCCAACGCCCGGCATCACGCTGGACGATGTTCTGTCGCTTGAGCAGACGAGCGCACCGATCGTAATGAACGAATCATTCCTTCCGGAAATGATCTTCCCGCCGGCGGCGTCAGGCGTTTCCGATCAGACCTTTTCTGATGGTGTCGACTTCACGGGCGGCACGACAACCACCCTGACGCTGCGCAGTTCATTCGCGTCCGCATCGCAGTTGTGGGTGTTCTTCGACGGCACGTTCCAGGGCGACGACCAGTATTCACTGAACGGCACGAGCCTGATTTTCACGAGCCCGATCACGCTGGGCGTGAGTAAGGTCTACGTCAAAGGATTGAGGTAAAGCATGCAGCGAATCCCTGTCGTTATCCCGTCCGCGCAGTTGACGGCGAGTGCAGCTGTCTACTACACGGCACCCAACGGTGTCACGTCGACCATCAATAACCTGTCGCTCACGAACACTTCTGCAAGCCCCGTTGCGGTCACGCTGTACCGCGTTGCGAGCGGCGGCTCTGCATCTGCTGCAAACATGATCCTGTCGGCTTTCTCGCTGGCCGCCGGGCAGACGTATGTCCCGCCTCAGGCGATCGGTCTGCAACTGTCGCAGGGCATGACGCTTCAGGCGCTTGCATCCACTGCATCCGCGGTGACGATCGCTGGTGGCGCTTACGAAACCTCGGGGAGCTAAATGAAGAATTTCCATTTCCTCGCCAATGGCATCGACGTCAATCCGTTGATGCTGGCAATTCGTCGCCGGCCGGATCTGTGGAAGGAGGACACGTTCCTTCGCCACTATCCGCAAGGCCCGTTTGGCGAGACGGAAACTATCATGCTGCGCTTTCCGGAGAAGGTCGAAGGGCTGACCGATGAACAGATCGAAGCGTACAAGGCCAACCAGCTTGCGGGCTATGACCAGTACGAGGCAATCGACTATCCGTCCTACAAGGTGCTGCACGAGGCGCGGCCGCTCGTCATGAACCTGATGGCGCGCGTCGGCGGAGAAAGACTGGGCCGCGTGATGATCAACAAGGTGGTTCCCGGCGGCCGGATCTTCGCGCATGCCGACACGCCCGAGCAGACACGCTATTACACGCGATTCCATATCGTGCTGCATGGCCTGCCCGGCGCGGTCCTGAAGGCCGGCGACGAGCAGATCAACATGCTGACCGGCGAATGCTTCTGGTTCGACAACAGCCAGGTGCATGAGGTCATCAACAACAGCGCAGACGAGCGGGTGTCGATGGTCGTCGATATCAGGACGTCGCGATGATTACCTTCTGCATTGAGCCTTTCTCATCGGTCTATGGCGAACTTCTGCCGTTGCTCGAGCAGCACTACGGCGAAATCTCCACGCACAAGGATCACGGCGTTCCGCTTGAGCCGATGGTCGACGTGTACCGCGCGCGCGAGCTAGATGGCTCGCTGCTGATGGTGATCGGCCGTGAGGCGGGGCAGATCGTCGCGTATTTCGTGTGCTTCATCGCGCCGGGGCTGCATTACCGCTCGTGTCTGACGTGCTCGCCTGACATCTTCTATGTGGCGCCAGAGCGGCGCACGAGCATCGCGGGAATCCGCATGTTCCGCTTCGTCGAAAAGGAACTGAAGCGCCGCGGCGTGAAGCGATGGGCGGTCGGCAGCAAGGTTCAGCACGATGCGTCGGGCCTGTTCCGGTTTCTCGACTTCGAACCGGTCGAGACGACGTTTGAAAAATGGCTATAGGGGATAGGACATGGTCGCAGCAGCGGTAGCCGGCGCGGCGGTAGTCGGGGGTGTGGCCTCGAGCGCGATGAGTTCCAGCGCATCCAAGAGCGCTGCGAGTTCGCAGGAGGATGCCGCTAAGTATTCGGCCGATCTCCAGAATCAGCAATGGCAGCAGACGCAGCAGAATCTCGCGCCATTCATGCAGTTGGGCACCAACAACATCAACGCACTGCAGAACGCGCTGAACAACCCGATTTTCAACCAGCAGTTCACCGCACCGACTGAGGCGCAGGCTCAGGCCACGCCGGGCTATCAGTTCACGCTCAATCAGGGCTTGAAGTCGGTACAGAACAGCGCGGCCGCGCGCGGACTAGGTTCATCTGGGGCGGCTCTCAAGGGAGCGGCGTCCTATTCGACCGGCCTTGCAGATTCGACCTACAACGATGTGTTCAATCGCGCGCTGTCGACGTTCAACACGAATTATGGCAATGCGTCGAGCAACGTGAATCGCCTGGCAGGCATCGTCGGCAGTGGCCAGAACGCGGCATCCGGGCTCGGCGCGCTCGGTGCGCAGACCAGTGCCAATATCGGCAACACGATCACCAGCGGGGCCAATGCAGCGGCAGCGGGCACGATCGGCAGCGCAAACGCAATCAGTAACGGTATCAATGGCATCACGAATGGCGTCACGACATACGGCCTGCTGGCAAACAATGCTGGTGCATCCGGCGCCGCGCCCATGGTACCCGGCAGCAACGGCTACGGCTTCACGGTATAGAGGACACAATGCCAATCGATCCGAGCATCGCTCTTAACGCCAACGCCCCGAAGCCGGCCAACCCGTTGCAGCAGGCGCTGTCGATCGCGCAGTTCCGGGCACTGAATGCGAGCGGCCTGGCAGCGCAGCAGCAACTTGCCGCGAACCGCGCGACGTCATCCGCTTACCAGCAGGCCACCGACCCGAATACCGGCGTGGTCGACAACAACAAGCTGGTCGGCATCCTGAGCCAGAGTCCCGACGCGGCATATAACCTGCCTCAGGTCATTCAGGGCATCAACACGCAGAAGCAGCAGCAACAGACACTGCAAACCGGCCAACTCGATCAGTCGATCAAGGCGCAAACTGGTCTGCGTCAGGGGCTCGGCAGTCTGCTGACGAAGCCCGACCTTTCGCCGCAGGACGTGCAGAACTTCGCGACAACGCAATTGCAGGCGGGCGCGATCACGCCTCAGGTTTACCAGGCTGAACTGCAATCCATGCCGCAGGATCCGCAGCAGCTTCGCCAATGGGTATCGCAGCATTACATGTCGGCGCTGAGCGGCGAGACGCAATTACACGCCATGCTGCCGCAATACGCGCAAATCAACACGGGTCCGGCGACGGTCGCGGTCAATCAGAACCCGATGGCAGCCGGCGGCGGTGTGGGCACTGTCGGATACACGGTGCAGAACGGCCTTTCGCCGTCCGATGCTGCGAGCCCGGTCACG